AAACTCCAGGAATTCCAAAAGAGGTTCTGAAACCTCCTCCTCCTCCGCCGCCCATTCCGCCAGCTCCACCACCTCCAGCTACAATTAAGTAGTCTGTAGAAATAACTGCTGCAGCTGCTCTAAACTGACCTATTGAAATTTGTCCTGAACTTGGAATAGGACCGTTAGGTGCAGGTGTACCGGAACTAACTAAAGGTCCACCTAAATAATATTCTGATATTGCAATTGGATTAGTACCACCAAAAGTAGTTTGAATGTCTGATAATCCAACATTAGTAGAAGGGACTGCCATGGATTAATTCCCCTTGTGTGATAAACTATCTACCTTGTCTTGTAATTGTTTGACTGCTTCAATCAATAGACAAGTTAGTCTGTCATATTTAACTGCTTTAATACCATCGGGTCTTTGAGCAACAGCTTCAGGTAAAACTTTTTCTACTTCTTGAGCTATAACTCCGACATCTTTTTTTCTAACAAAGTATCCATCTTCTCCGCCTCTTTTATCGATGTATTCTTTTTTCCAATCAAATAAAACTCCATTTAATTTTTTTAAAGCATCTAATGGATTAGGTATGTTTGTAATATTTTCTTTAAGAGCTACATCAGAAGAGTAAAAAGCTGTTACATCATTAGTTGCTCTTATCTCACCAGTAGTTCCAGATGCTGCAGTTCCTACTCCAAAAGAGTCGAATTGAACATCACTAGTTGTTGTTAATCCTAAAGTCGTTCTTTGAGCTGCTGCGTCTGCATCATCTAACAATGCTTTACCAGCAGCCGTTAAATCATAAACTCCAGCAGTGCCGGATCCTGTAAATTGTATACCTTTATCCGCTGCTGATGTTAAACCAGCTATTGCTGCAAGGTTTGCATTATAAGCTTGAATATCAGTTCCTACAGTTAAACCTGCTAAATCATTATTAACTTCAACAATATTAGTTCCATCTGAATAAAGAATAGCTTTATTTTTTTCTGTTCCACTAAAAGTGAATCCTGTTCCAGAAGAAGTTTTAACAGTTACGTTATGTGCACCTGTAGTTGCGTTTTCTATAATGTAAGTTTTTTCTATTCCATCTGGAACAACTACGTTTACCGCACCTGCAATTGTACCAGTTAATTTTAATACTTGATTTTTACCGTTTGATACGGCTCCATTAGAAAAAGTTAAAGTAACTCCTGATGTAATAGCAACTGCTTGATAACCACCAATTGCTTGTTCAAGAATTAATAAATTTGTGTTTGTAATTTGTCCCCAAGTTCCTGAATTTTCTCCAGTTGCTTGGACTGTAAGTTTTAAACTTGCAGATGTTGAATTTGCCATATTAAAGTCCTTATATCGTTTATTTTATAAAAATAAAGAGTTACTGTCAAACTCTTTATGCAACGACCTCCTGCCATCCTGGAGGATCTATTGGAGCAGAACCTGTGTTTATTTCGTTCCAGATTAAAGCACTAGCACTGTTTAAAGTAATAGTCAACCCAAAACCAGTTGTATCTACTGTAACATCACTAAATGCAGTTTCATCTCCTAAAGCTGCTGTTAATGCAAGCCCTGTAACGTCAACTTCCTGAACTAAATTAACTGTTACACTTCCTAAACCAGCAGTTAATGGTAAACCTGTAGGTACAGGTAAAACATCACCTTGGAATCCTAGAGTACCTAAAGAGGCAATCATAAAATTACCTGTGATCATTGCATCCGGTGCAGGGTCAACATTACCTAAAGTTAATTGAGCTACATTTAAAGTGTTAGCGGTTACGCTTACATCAATAATAATTCCTCCAGTTACAGAACCTAAATTTGCACTCATTCCAATACCTGTTGGTATTGCAGTTGCATTGATACCTTCTATGCCCCAAGAATTTATTCCCCATCCAAGTCTGCCCCAACCTGCTAAATTAAAGGCATCAACAGTACCAAGTCCCATAGACATTTGAATACCTGTTAACATTGCATCAGGACCAGCGTCTGCTGTTCCTAAAGCTGCTGTCATAGGTATACCTGATGGAGTGACTAAAGCTAAACCAAAAGCTGTTAAACTTCCAGTATTAGATGAAAGAGGAAAACCTGTTGCAGTAATACTAACATCAATGCCAACACTTTCATTTCCTAAAGAAGCAGTTAAAGCTTGACCAGTTACTGTAAAAGTAGGACCAACTTGATCTCCCCATTGATTATCTCCCCATGTGCTTACACTCCACGTTTTACCTGTAGCAACATCCATAAGTCCACCCATTCCTATTCCATGGACATAACATAAATAATAAAAATCAGGGGTTGTTACATCTACTTCGATGTATCTAGTAGTAGCAGCGTTGAAATTTGTGGTGTTAACGTAATTAGAATATGTGGTTGCTCCATCTAAGTAATAGGTAACACCAGAAGTTAGATAACCAGATGAATTTGTTGTTGATGAAAATATTAATGGATGATTATCATTAGACGCATCACTCTGTTCAAAACGTAAAGTAGATGAAATAGGCCATATGATATTACCTGGTCCAGTCGAACTACGTGTTCCATCTACATAGTAAACGTTACCCGTACCTCCACCATACAAGTTACCACTTGCAACAGTGACCGTATAAGTTTTATCCGCCATAGGAGCTTCCTCCTATTAGCCCGATATTCTTAGTATCGCTGCTGTTGATGTTGGTGCTGGAAACTGAACTGTAAACGTACCTGAAGTAGCTGTTTTGTCTCCTCCAAAATCTAAAACACAAACTGCAGAATTAGTTGTAGCAGATGATGTGTTATAAATTAAAGCTCCTCTTGCTGTCAAAGTAACGTTTACAAATGACAAGTCAGCAAAATCTGCTCTTGCAACGCCAGCTGTTAAAGAAGTTGGGTTGTTGACAAGTGCACCACCGCCAGATGAATAGTTTGATGATGTTACTTCATTACCAGTTGTAAATGAAGTTGTTGCTGAGTTAAGAGTAGCTGAAGAAGTATAAAGAGCTAACTTATATTTATCACCACCAGTTTGTTTAAAATTAGAGTCACCCTCTAGTAGTAATTTTTTAAAGTTGTTTGCAATTGCTTGTGTTATAGCCATAATTTATTCTCCTATTTACCTATACGAGGAACACCACTTTGATATTCGTCTCGTCTTCTTCTTCCCATTTGTTCAATAGAGAAGCCTTCAACCACTTGTTTATACTTTTGTTCGTATAATTGCAAGAGGTCTTGTGGCCCTTTCAAAAAACCATAAGCCTCAACAAGGCATGCATATAGAAGTCCATTGGGAAAATTTGTACTTATATATGTTGTGGGAACTGTACTAGATAATCCAGGATCTTTCAAGATATAATTTAACTGAATTGTATAAGTTTGATCCGGTGTAGGAGCTACGATAATTCTATTTTTGTCCCACCAACTATAATATTTTGGTACTCCAGTCACAGCAGTTGGATTAAATTCAGACATAAAACTAGTATCTCTCCATTGTAAAAATTCTCTTTCTTGATTAGTATTTCCATCAGCTAACTCAGAGTCTACAATCTGAGCAGATCTAATTATTAGTGCATCTGTAGGAGAATCTATAAATCTAGTAGAGGCTATTAAATTAGCTGAGGCGTAACGTCTATTGTTATCGGAATCTACATCTCTAAATATTCTAAATTCAGCATCTTCAATAATACCATTTAAAATAGTATCAGATAAAACGGTGGATCCAACTTCTGTATAATCTCTAATCTTTTGTAATAATTCTGTGTATGTCATAATTAACCCCTATCATTTATTGGTCCAATTGTACATTGAAAACCACCTCCGTTACCATTTGCTAGTGCAGCACTAGCTAATTCAAAATTAAAACCTGTTTGAGTAGTTGTTGTAGTAGGCATCCCAGCAGTATTTTGAGTTCTAGTTGTAAGAGCTGTAATTTTAAATGCTCCAAATACTTTAGCTCCACTCGAATGAGAACTTGCAATAGTTTTTTTAGGAGCTACTCCTCGATACTGAGCGCTTGTTCCTCTAACACATCCTGTTAAATTAATTCCTGAGATTGCTGTATATTCAATAACTTCATTTTCAAATTGTCCATTACTATTTATTTTTTCAATAACAATAAATCCACTCGGAGGCATATCACTAGTATAGTCTAAAGTAATTGTAGTGTCAGTGCTGGTAATATCTCCTTGTAAAACCATTCCTGATACTTGTAATGTATCTTGAGCAACACCACCTATAACTAAGTCTTTAATCTCTCTAAATCTTACAATATCATTTACTTGCATCGCACCATTTTCAAAAGCTACAGCAACTGTTGTGCTAGCTGATGTCATTGTAAAAGGATTATTAGGTAAAAAATCTTCTGTTGGAAATTCTGTTCTTGCGGGTCTGGCTTTTTGTAAACCTTGTGGATCAGCAACAAATGGTCTTGGTTCTAACTGTGGTTGCTTACGTTCAAACTCTGAGTAATGAACAAACGCTCCATTCCATTCTGTTACCATTTCTCTCCACGGAAAAGCTAATCCGCTTCGATCAGAGATTGCTAAAGCGTGTTTCCCTTTTGCAAACTTTGCCATTAGATCTCCGGATAATAAGTTTTAGGTGATATATAAACACTAGCAGATGAACCATCTTCAGCTAATGCTCTTGCTAATTCATCTTCGTAAAGTAATTTCATTTCTTGTGTTCTTTGAGGAGCTTTCTTTTGTGATACATAGTAAGCTAAACCTGCACACATACAAGGTACAAATCTATT